AAAATATTGAGGTTACTCAAGCAGAAGTAGCGGAGCTCTACGGAGTACGCCCTGCCACTATTGGTGAGTGGGTAAAGAAGTACGATTGGGAGGACAAGCGTTTGAACTTCCACGCTTCGCCTACTATTATCAAACAGAAGCTACAAGCTGAGACCATTAGGGTAATGAATGGGCAGGAACCTACTTTCTCAGCTTCCGATGTAGGTAAGTTAATGGCCGCATTGGATAGGTGTGAAACACAAGCAGATCCTACCACTGTATATAAGGTACTGAAGGAACTGGACATGTTTATATCACAACAAGACGCTGAGTTCGCGGCTCAATGTACTAAATACCATAAACAATTCTTACAACTAAAAGTGAAAAATGAGCAAGAAGGATAAAATATATGCTAAACTCTTAGCCGATTACGATAAACATTGCTTATTGATTGCTAAGGCTACTTCAGTGAATATACACGAAACAGCCAAAGAGAGAGCGGCTCGTATTAAGAACTTGGAGGGCGATTATGTGCGCTGGTTTGAATACTATTTCCCTAACTATGCCAAACAGAAGTGTGCTTGGTTTCACGTCCAGTTAGCTAAGATGATAGTGGGCAATAAACGCTTGCGCTTGCTTGCCGAGATGTACCGTTCGGCGGGAAAGTCGGTACATATAGATATGGGGATACCGTTGTACTTGTACTTTGCCAAGAATGATTTGCGATTTATGCTTTTGGTGGGCGAGACTGAACCTAAAGCTAAGAAACTGCTATCGGGTATACAGGCACAGCTGGAACACAATAACCGCTTGCAGAATGATTACGGCAAGAGGTCATCGGCGGGGGACTGGTCGGATGGTTCGTTTGTTACTAATGATGGGGTTCGGTTTATGTCGCTTGGTTTTGGGCAAAACCCGCGAGGGGCACGAGAACAGTCGGAACGCCCCGACTATATAGTGGTAGATGATGTGGATAGCAAGAAGTCTATCCACAATGACCGTATTATGCGTGAAAGTGTAGACTATATCACCGAAGATGTATGGGGGTGTTTTGACAGTGAGGACAACGCTACTGAACGCTTTGTATTTGCTAACAATAACTTCCACAAAAACTCGATCACGAACCGCCTTAAAATGTACTTCAATGAGGTGATTAACACGCCCAAAGAGGAGGGTAGTTATGAAGATAGTCCGCAAACAGAGTTCAAAATACTTACAGTGTGTGCAGTGAAAAACTTACAAGACTTTACTCCTGAATGGCCTGAGAAAACATCGGCGGAGTACTGGCGTAATAAGTTTAAGAGTATGCCCTACCGCTCGTTTATGCGGGAGTATATGCACACACATATTGAGGACGGAGCAATCTTTAAGTACGAGGATATTCAGTATAAAAAGGCACTGCCACTGAGCAAGTATGATAACCTTTGTTTTTATGGCGACCTTTCGTATAAGGAAAATGCGGACTACAAAGCCCTGATTTTGGTGGGCAATATAGGCAAGGAGTTTCATATACTACTGTGCTATATGCAGCAAAAAAGCCGTGCACATTGTGCTAAATGGCTGTATGACCAGTATGAGAAGTATCGCTTAGACCGCTACAATGTACGTTATATGATTGAGGGACTTTTTGCGATGGATGAGTTTGTAAGCGACTTTGACCAAGAGGGCGACAAACGAGGGTACTATATCCCTATCGTAGCTGACAAACGAAGTAAGGCAGATAAATTTGACCGTATAGAGAGCCTTGCAGGCTATTTTGAGCGCAAAAATGTGTGGTTCAATAGTGAACAGAAAGACGCGGATATGCAGGTGCTTATTGACCAGTTCTTAGCTTTTGAAAAAGGTTCGGGTGCTCACGATGATGGACCCGATGCCGTGCATGGAGCTTTTAAATGGCTCATAGGTCGAAATAGACAAAGTAGTAACCAATATGCCTTCGGGGCGAGAGTTAATAACAGATACTAATATGTTCCTAACAAAAGAAGATTTAAAGAACAATATCTACTCCTACCAAGTAGAGCAGATTACCGAAGGGGACGACACTATAGTATTGCAGGCGTTAGATACTGCCGAGCAGGAAGTAAAGTCCTACTTCTACACCAATGACAAAAAGGAGTACTTGGACGGCAGACCGCGCTATGATGTAGAGGCTATCTTTGCCAAGCGTGGGGAGGAAAGAAACGCCCTTGTGGTGAGCCTTTGTCTCTCTGTAGCAAAGTGGTATATAGTGGATCTGTGCAATGCCGATATTATCTATGACCACGCCAAAGAACGTTACGATAGAGCAATAGAGTACCTTAAAAGACTGGCTAAGGGTGAGGTAAATATCAGTTCGTTACCTATTATGCCTCGTACTGAGGAAAGCCAACAACAAACAACCCCTTTTCTCTTTGGCTCTCGTCTAAAATTTAACCATTAGAAAATGAAAGATATAGCTGTAACAACTGAATATGATTTGGAGGTAGTAGGGGGCGACTTTGTCGCTAATGAAAGTACTGCCCAACACGTGGAGTTCCTTTTGCTCTCCAAGCAAGGAGAGTGGAAGGAGTCGCCTATTACGGGCTGTAATATTCAGCAAGCGCAGAACGGCAGTATTACCCGCGCTCTGGATAGGCATATACGCATCCAATTAGAAGCAGACGGCTTTAGTGCCGAAGTACTACAAATCACCGAGAAAGGTATTAATGTTAAAGGAAAATACAAGCAATGAAATCCTATAAGAACTATAAGAAACCTAAGAAAGCAGGGAATAACACTCTGCAACCTACCCGCAATATTGTGCCAAAATCAATGGCACGCATTCGTGCCGATGTACTCACGTGGAAAAATGCAATGGCTATGGCGGAGAACGTAGAGAATCCAAAAATGTTTCCCTACTATAATTTAGTAAAGGATATGCTACTTGATGCGCATACTACCTCACAAATAACAAATCGAAAATACAAAACTACCTCTGCTAACTTCAGCATACAGAAAGCTAATGGTGAGACACACGAGGAGCTAACACGCCAACTGCAAAAGTCTGTTTGGTTCAATGAGATTATAAGCCATATATTAGACAGTGAGTACTTTGGCTATACCCTTATTGAATTTAATCGGGGTAATGATGATAGTGTAGAGGTGGCTCTTATACCTAGACAAAATGTAATTCCTCAAAAGGGTATAGTGCTTAAGGATTATACCGATGATAAGGGATTAGACTATCGTAATGCTAACGAGTACGGCACGTGGTTGTTAGACTTTGGCAAGGCGGGCGATTTAGGCATTATCAATCAGGCAATACCGCATATACTTTTCAGTCGTTTTGCGCAAAGTTGCTGGTCGGAGTTGTGCGAGATATATGGCATACCTCCCCGCGTAATGAAGACAAACACCCGTGACCGCCAAGCCCTTGCACGTGCTGAGAAGATGATGACCGATATGGGAGCCGCTGCGTGGTTTATCATTGACGAAACCGAGCAATTCGAGTGGGCAACCAATGGGGTACCCGCTACAGGTGAAGTGTATGACGGGCTAATCAATCGTTGCGAAAATAGCATCTCTCTGCTCCTTTCGGGGGCTATTATAGGGCAGGACACCAGATATGGAAGTAGGGGTAAAGAAATGAGCTCACAGGATATACTACAGGATTTGGTAGATGCCGACCAAACAATGGTAGAGCAGTATATGAACGATAAAGTACTACCCGCCCTGTACGCCATCGGCGTACTCCCCGAAGAGGACTTATCGCTCGTGTATGACCAAGCAGAGGACTTAGGCGAACTGTGGACACGCACTAAGGAAATACTGCCTTATAAAGAAGTCTCTGATGATTGGATTAAAGAAAAATTCGGTATTGAAGTAATAGGGAACAAAGCACCTACTACACCTCAAAAGCTCTCCTTAGATTTTTTCGACTAAGCCCCGAAATTATGCCCGCGGTGGCTCACCACTATTTCGGGGCTATGCATCAAAGTCTAAGTCTGCAATATGCGCACTGTGATTGTGAGGCATGCCAAGAAGCAAAGTTATCAAGCGCACAAGAGCCTCCAAAGAAGCTGTTAGACCTTACCAAAGTAGCGAAAAAAGCCTTTGACCAATTACATAAGAGAGGTAGCTACAGACCTGAAGACTTAATGAAATACAAAGCCTACCGCGACCTTATTACTGCTACCGCCGAAGTGTTTAACACCGCTATCCCTCACGAAGTACCGGAGGAAATGAAAGCCTATTTAGAGCGCGATGTATTTATCTTTTCGGGGCTAAAAACTCATACGCAACTCACTGAGGCACGGAGCAAACTAAAAGACGAGCAGGGCAACGTGCGCCCTTATTATCAGTTTGAGCAGGAGATACTAAAGTTGAATAACACCTACAACCGTAACTACTTAGAAGCCGAGTACCAGTTCGCTGTACAGAGTGCCCAAAGTGCTGCTAATTGGGCAAACCTGCAAGAGGATACAAGTAGGTATTGGCTTGAATATCGCACCGCAGGTGATGAGCGTGTAAGGCAAAGCCACGCAGCTTTAGCAGGAATATGTTTGCCAAAAGACGATGCTTTTTGGACAGAGTACTACCCGCCTAATGGCTGGCGTTGTCGCTGTACTGCTGTAGAAGTATTAGCTCGGGAAAATACCAAAAGCAACCCCGAAACTGCCAAAAAGGCAGGAGAAGAAGCGACTACTCAGATAGGTAAAAGCGGTAAGAATAAATTGGAGATGTTTCGCTTTAACCCAGGGCAAGAAAAGAAGGTATTTCCGCCCACTAATACCTATACCCAAGTAGTAGGGGCTGAGCAGGCACAAAGAGAGTTAGAAGCAATAAATAATAGAACTTCAGTTAATTTGCAAGAGCTCATAAGAAGAGATTTCCCCACAAAAGAAGAAGTGGAAAATATAATGCTAAAATATGCAGAGTTATTCCCCGAAGATTTCAGAAAAGGGCTTGGTGAAGTGAGTTTTACAAACTCTCCTAATTTCTTAATGCAACACTCAATGTCTTATCTCCCTTCCACTAATGAATGGATTGGAAAATCAACAATAAAGATTAGTAACCACACCTTTGCAGGTATTGATTTCAATGCCTCTATTCAATTGAGAGAAGCTTTAGGAGCTATAAAAAAAGGAGAAGAGCTAACATTTAAACAGGAATACGCTATAGAATCTTTATGGCACGAAATATTACATGCTAAGACACAAACACGCCCGATACTACTCAATAGGAGACAAACAGAAAGCATGGAGACAATAAATGAATTTATAGCTCGTCATACATACAATGAATTTATAGAAAGGCTTGGGGGAAAAGCCATACATAAACAAAAGATTTTAGAGGAGGGATATGGATATAAAGGTTGGATAAATAACTTTAGAGAGAGGCTAAAAACAAATGGTATAAGTGAAGAAGAAGCCGTTGAGTTCTTTAAACCTCATCTAATGAGTGATTATTCTAATATAGGAGAAAAGATAATAGAGTTTTTTGCTATACAGCGGTAAAGTTACAATCATACCCTAAGCCATATTCTTTGTAGGCTTTTGGTAGTTGTTGCCAATATTGCTCGGCCTTGTCCATATCTCCTCTTTCCTCAAAGAGGCAAGCCAAATCATAAAAAGCAAATTCCTTAGTAATATGCTTCTTATAGCTCTCGGGGGTTAATTCTTCTTTTAATTCAATACCAAATTTTAGCATGAATGAAAAAGAATCAAACCTCAAAGCATTCAATTCCCATTCTGTGGGAGCGTAGTCGAAGATTGTTTCCATAAGTAAACTATATATTTGGCTACAAAGGTACAAAACAAATTTCAAACAAAAAACAAATCTTTTTAAAACTTTTCTATAGCAAAAAACTAAGCAATGCATAGAAGAATTAATCATCAATCATTGACAATTAACCATTATTAAAATGGACTTTAAAACCTTTTTAAATCACGTTTTAACCGATACCAAGGTAAAACTTACTGAGGCTTTCGACCGCAACTTCGAGCGCAAAGCGTTCTTTGATGATAAATGGGCTAATACCCTTATACCCAATCGCCGTGGCTCTCTAATGATGCGTACTGGAACCCTGCGCCGCTCTATCCGTAGTACAGTTGAGGGATCTTCTGTGCGTTGGACAAGCTCCGTACCCTATGCCGATTTGCAGAACAATGGGGGCGAACTCGTAATAACTGAAAAAATGAAACGTTATTTTTGGGCAATGTATTACAAAGTGAGCGGGGCCGCTAAAGGACGCAAAGGGAGTGCTCAAAAGGCTTTTTCAGTAGAAGCAGAGCAGTGGAAAGCTCTTGCCTTAAAAAAGGTAGGAGACAAACTAAAAATACCCAAGCGACAATTTATCGGTGACCATCCTGAAGTAAAACGAATGGTAGATGATATTGTAAATTTTAATATGAAAGAACTACTAAATAGCATACACCAATGAAAGCATTATTAGAGAAAATACAACAGAAAGTAAGCGAGATAACAGAACTTAAATACATAGACGAAAATTGGGGACAGTTAGACTATTACAGCCCTAATATGCCTGTGCAATACCCCTGTACATTGATAGATGTGCAACAGGTACAGTATTCCAACATAGGAAAAGACCTTACCAAAACACCCCTACAACGACAAATAGCTCAGGTACAAATCAAAATTACCATAGCTAATATGCGCCTTACCAATACTTCCCTACAAGCACCAAGAAGGCAAAAGGAGGATGCTTGGGCTATCTGGATGCTCATAGAGAAGATACACCAAAAGATACACGGCTTTTCTCCTTTGCCTAATGTATCCCCTCTTATCCGTACCTCACAAAACCGAACCCTCCGTGATGATGGGCTCCAAGAGTATGAGGTATATTACTCCTGCCAGATACAGAATATCTAACTCATGGCTAATCATTGGTTATTGGCCATTAGCAATTGTTCGTCCACATCTGTATTAAGGATCTTGTAGAGGGTTTTTCGTGAAATGAAGAACTTAGGGTAGATAAATTCCCTCCATATTACTGAAATAGGAATGTAGCGGCAATCATGTCTATTGAACTCTTCCATTACTGCCCTGTAGCGCAATAGGCAGTTTTTGTTGTATCCTTTGTGTTCTTTCTCTTGGGCTTCCATAAGTTATGGTATTCTTTGGTTTAGACCGCAAAATTAAAAAAACACCCGCTTATTTCCAAATTGGATTTTAGCGGATGTTCAATCAAAAATATAAAATGACACATCAAAACTTCCTCATCTTTTTACAAAGCCTCTCCAGATCATCGTCATAACTCTCCGTGCGATTCTCCCTATAGCGGAATTGTTCGTGGGCTTGTTGGTTTTGGGTGACAACTACCTCGGTGCGCTCCTGGTCATACTTGCGGAAGATACTCATTACTTTCGGCATACTAATACGCTCGTACAGCTCACCACACTCCCCCGATACAATCCTTTTG